CGCTTTCAAGCCAAAGTCTTAAAGACAATACCTCTTCATCACATTTTTTACAAACAAACTTACCTGGAAATACTTTAAAATTTTCAGCCATTATTCAACTTATCTTTTAATGATTGTTGTAAATCAAGATCTTCTCTAACTCTTGCAACAAAACCATCTCTACCCTGAACCTTAGTGCCATCGTCAAGTTGATACCAAGCTCCAGTTCTGTTAACTATGCCTGCAGCCTCTGCTGTATCTACTAAGTCTCCAATAGAGTCAATTCCAATTTCATCGCCTCTAAAATAAAAATCATATTCTCCTGATTGAAATCCTGGAGAAGTTTTAGAAAACTGCAGTTCCCAACGAATTTTTCTTCCAACCTTTTCTTCAATTAACTTATCACCAATTTTAATCTTACCTTTAATTGCTTGATTGTCCGACTCTGATGAGAACAGCTTAATAACTGTTGACGAATAAAACTTAGTAGCCTGTCCACCTGTTGGCTGTTGGCTTGTATACATTGCATTAATGTTATTACGAGACTGAGATATTAATACAAATAGAGTAGGCTTAACTTTGTTATTAGCATAGTTAATCATCTTCCATGCATTGCTAAAGTCACGAGACTCTGCACCAATCTGTTTTGTATTTTCTAATTGCTTGAGTTCATCTGAATCTTTTTCAAAGTATATAGCAGGAAGCAGTGATGTAATTGAATCAACAACAACAATATCTACACCAGCATTTATAAGATTAGTTCCAACATCTACCATTTCATTTATGGTTCTAGCCTGTGAGTAAATAAGTTTAGAAGAATCTACTCCAAGTCTTTCTGCCCAGACTTTATCATATGACATTTCAGCATCGATCCACGCACAGACCTTTCCTTCTTTTTGTGCTAGACCTATCATCTGAAGGCATAAAGAAGACTTTGCTGAGGACTTAGAGCCCCAAACAAGGACTTGCCTACCATACGGTAGACCACCGCATAGTGCACGGTTTAAACCAAAGCTAGGGGTTTCTGCATACTCTGTTGCTGGAACCGAGTCCCCGACCATAATACTTTTTCTTAATTTAGGGTTAAGAGCTGCTAAAACTTCTTCCATGCTAACCATTTATATCCTCCAGTGTTATTGTTCCATCTTTTGTTTTTCCAAAACTAAACTTATAAGATTTTCCTTCTTCAATTTTCATGTATGCTTTTGGGAAAGCTGTTGGGAAAACTGTTATAGAATGTAAATCTCTACTTGTATCTGCAAGTGTTAGAGATGCCATCTTCTTCCCAGTTTTTGTAATCCTGGGTTTAAAAGATACTACAAACATTTCCTCATCTTTAAAAGGTAATTGCTTATACCCTAAAAATTTTACCAAAGCATTATCAGAATTTTTTATTTCGTCAACAGGTATTGCAGAAACAATCCTATTGTCATTTGCAAGAATAAGATAAGTGCGACCAGTCTCAATAGACGTAGATTCCTCATCAAATATACCAACACTGCCAGTCTTGTCCAAAATTTCAACTCTTGACCACCCCGTTCCTCTCTTAATTGCCTTTACCATTCCTAGTAATATAAACGATCCCTTTTCTTCAAACTGTTCTACATCTTGAATAAATGCATAATAATGTGAAGGTATTGTTATATTAAACTCAGGAAGATTTAGATATTCATATAGATTTTCTTTAATTTCAGAATCATTTCTTGGATTATCTGAAAACGTTGCAGCACCTATGTATCTAAGAGCACTCAAGGCTCTACTATTTACGCCATTACCCTTTGTAAAGGTAAACTCTTCAAGTTGTTTATACGAAGTAAAGGGTCGTGCAGCAATATACTTAGATGCAATGTTGTCCGATATGTATTTAATTCCTGTTAATCCAAATCTTATTCCCTTGCCCTCAATTTTAAAATCTGCATCTGAATCATTAATATGTGGAAGCTTAATTGAAATGCCCATACGTTTTGCTTCAATAAGGTATTCTGTTCTACCATCTTTATCTTTTTCATTTTTAAGAAGCGCAAACATAAACTCTAGTGGATAATAAAACTTTAACCACGCCGTCCAATACGAGAGAGTAGAATAAGCGACTGCATGGCTCTTGTTGAACGAGTATCCCGCATGTGCCTCAAAGTCATGCCATAAATCCAAAGCTTCATTAGGACTAATATAGGCAGAAGCACCACTAACAAAACGATCTTTAAAAATATCAAACTCTTTTGCATCTTTCTTTTTTCCAATGATCTTCCTAACCTTGTCTGCTTCTGACATAGACATTCCACCTAGGTGAACACATGCCTGCATAACTTGCTCCTGATAAAGAACACAGCCGTAGGTATCTTGTGTAAATGGTTTCATAATTTGATGGCTGTATGATACATTTTGTTTACCATGTTTACGAGCAATATAATCCTTACCAATAGTATTCATAGCGCCAGGACGGACTAAAGCATTAGATGCTGCAAGTTCATTAAGATTTTTAACACCCATCTTAATTAAAAGATTAGTATATGGCGTTGCTTCACATTGAAATACACCCTTAGTATATCCATCAGAAAGCATTTGATATACATTAGCATCTGTCATATCAATTGAAAGTAAGTCTATATCTACATAATGATTTTCTTTAACCATATCAATAGTATCTTTAATTACTGATAAAGTTTTTAATCCAAGTGCGTCAATCTTAATGAGGCCAATCCGTTCAGCTTCCTCCATGTCAACACCAACCACAGGTATACGTTCATCAGACCCAGGAGAAGATCTCGTCTCCATCGGAGCAAACCTAAAAATTGGATCTTTGCTAGTGACCACACCAGCAGCGTGTATACCAGTGCCACGAATACGACCACGAAGTTTTTCACCATATATTTCCACCTCTGGATATTTTTCACGGAATTCCCTAGTTGATTTTGATGTGCAAAAATCATCCCAAGTATCTACTAACTTTAAAACCTTATTAACATCTGTTAAAGGAATATTTAATACTCTAGAAATATCTCTAACAATTCCTTTTCCTCTAAACTGTAAAAAAGTTGCAATAGAAGCAACATGCCTATACTGTCTAACTAAATAATCTTTAACCTCTTCACGACGGTTATCTTGAATATCTGTATCAATATCTGGGAAGTCATTACGTTCTGGATTAATAAAACGGAAGAACAATAGTCCATGTTCAATTGGATCAATATCAGTTATGCCAAGTGTATAACAGACTAATGAACCAGCAGAAGAACCACGGCCAGGACCTACAAGAATTCCTTCTTTTTTAGCCCAGTTAATCATGCTTCTAACAACTAGGAAATATGAAGCAAAACTCTTATTTTTAATAATTTCAAGTTCTTCATTTAATCTATCTACATATTCCTGATTATCTTCAAAGCCTTTAAGCTTAAGTCCATCAAGAGCAATAGCCCTAAGTTCTTTATCTGGATCCTTATACTGAACTGGAAGTAAGTTTAACCCATCTTTAAGGTCATAATCTTTAATTTTATCTGTTACTAGTAGAGTATTAGTATACATATCTTCTCTTACAATACCCTGGGATTCCATAGCAACTTTCATTTCATCATAAGACAATAAATGAATATCAAACTTATTAAATGACATTTGTCGATCTGCCCCATATAAATAATCAAGACGCTTCATCATACCATCTTGCTTTTTTGACTTCTCATATGTAGCAGTTTTTTCTACCTTAGCATGTGAGTTCATAAGTAGTTTAAATTCTTGAATTTCTTTTTGTGACTCATCAACATGGTGACAGTCTGGAGTTACAACAACCTGAACATTAAACTCATCGGCTAAATCAGATAGTTGCTTATTTACTTCTGCTCCATTATGTGGCATAAGTTCCATATAAAAATCATCTTTAAATACTTTCTTAAACCATTCAATGTGCTTTTTACCTTGTGCATACTCATTATGCTCAATAGCTTTTGCAATAATACCGCTAAGACATCCTGATAAAACGATAATGCCTTCACTATATTTTTCTAATGTTTCAAAATCAAAACGTGGTTTGTTAAAATATCCTTCAGTCCATGCAATTTCATTAATTTTATTGAGATTTTCTAAACCTTTTTGGTCCTTGGCGAGAAGGATAATGTGAAAATAAACCATGTCAAGAGGATCAGTGCGCTCTGCCTTTGCTCTCTTGTCAAATCTATCAACACAAAAATATCCTTCTACACCTAGGATAGGCTTTACACCCTTTGCTTTTGCAATTCGATACAGTTCTCGATGCCCAGATAATGTTCCGTGATCTGTGATAGCCAATGCTGGCATACCAAGTTCAACTGCTCGGTCTACGTATTCTTCTGGAGTAGCAACACCATCAAATAATGAATAGTGTGTATGGACGTGTAAGCCAGTATAGTTCATATTACCAGTCAGCGTTTGTTGCTGAAGTGGTAGTTGGACCGTCAAAGCCCAAGTAGAACGCTTCTTGTTCCGCATATGGAATCTTCTTTAGTGCAAGTTCCAATGGAAATGGTTCGATTCCAGACCAATTAAATGGCTCTGTATCTGGTGCTGATGGAATTAAGGTGTAGTTTGTTTCAGTTCCCTGACCATTACGCTTTAGCTTCCATACAACATTAGATATGCTACCTGTCTCAAGTGCATATTCACGAATTGTATTAAATGATGATTGCTTGCTGATACCCATTGACCAGATAGCAACGAATGGTTTTTCAATTCCATCGTCAACTAGAACATTGCAATAAAAACGTAGGCGACCTCTCCAGCCAGCCTTTGGATCTTTGCGATGCATTTCTTCTGCCCAGTCACGGCCTTCAGATTCCATTGTGTCTACAGCCTTGCGCTTATAGTCTTTTGGATTTGTGTGTTCCTTTACTACAAGTGATAGACCACGCTCTGCATTATAATTAGCAGAATCTTCGTCTAACTCTTCTACGAAACGAATTTTTACTGACTGTCCATCGGCAAGCTTTAGCCACTTTACCTTTGGTGAGTTTTCGTCATACTTCGGCTTATCGAGCAGGGCGTTGATTGCTTTTAATCCCTTTACTACGCTCATCTTTTTCTCCTTCGTGTTGTTTATATTATTTTAGTATTAGTTCAAAGTGTTTTGCAATTGATAAAATTGCCAATAAAGACCACAAAATATTGAACCAAATAATTGTAGGTAATGTCTTTACTGTTGATGACCAAATTAATGCAAGGCTTGATACCAATGCAAAAACATAAAGCCACCAAAACTGTTGTCCAAGTAAAAGGCCTGGAAAAATAATTGCAATCTTTGTCATAAATGCAAAGAACTCTACAGTGTTTGGTTTATTCCAATATGATTTAAAACGCATTGTTTTTAATGCATCTAACCACTGTGTTCTAAATTTCATTATTCCCACCTTTATATACTAGTTTAGCATAGAAGATATAGATTTGTCAAACTGGAATTCTAAACTCCTAATTGTTTCATCATCCATATCACCAATGTCTTTATACTTTTTATCTATTTTGATTACGCTGATTAAAGATCCAAGCTTTTCTATTAGCTTATCTTTCATTATGTTCCCAGCCTCATCATTATCTGCAACAAGTATAACGTTATTAAAATACTTTTCTAATAGTCTGATTTGTGATGCAGACACATTTGCACCCAGAGTTGCAACTGCTGGGAAACCTACTTGATCTAATCGAATAGCATCAAAGGATGATTCGACTACGTATACAACGCTAGAGCTTTTTACTCTATGTAGATTAAACAAAATTTTACTCTTGGGTAATCCTGGTGTATTCTTAAACTCTTTACCTTCAATAGTTCTTGCAACAAAACCAATTGTCATTCCATCTGGAGACTGCATTGGTATTGTGACTGAATCTTGTTTTTCAGAATATCCTAAGTTAAATTTTATCACAGAATCTTTTGTAATTCTACGACCTTCAAAATATCTCATTGCTCTTGGAGATTCTAATGCTTGATTGTTTAATCTTTTAATTAGTAGTTCATCATACTGTATGAATTCTGGTGGAGCATACATTGCTTTGTTAACAATGTTTTCAATATTATGCTCTGTCTCTTTACTCTTAATATATCTTGCAGTCTCAAAATATGTTCTTCCAGTAGTAAACATAACAAACTCTTCTAGGCTTTTTGTAGTTTGACAACCAAAACAAAAGAATAGTCCACTATCTTTTGCAACTTCACCAGCAGGAGTTCTGCTATTGTTATGATACGGGCAATAGATAATAAAATCATTACCAAACTCTGCTTCAATATCTATACCAGATCCGTTTAGAACACGGCGTATTTGTTCTTCAGTATATATATTACTTGCCATCTTCATAATCCTTATAGCGATAGTATCCCTTATCAAAATCTACTTGCACTAGAAAATCTCCCATAAAGCCATTACGGTTCTTTCTAAATACACATTCAATAATGTCGCTATTAGTAGCACGACCAAGAGCCATAACCCAGTCAGCATCATAGGCGATCTGTCTAGACCAAGCAGTCTGACCTAGGGTTGGAGGACTTGATAAATCTTTCACATCATCAGGAGTAGCAGATGAGATAGCTATAATAGGAACTTCTTCACTAATAGACATTAGCTTTAGTTCTCTTGAAAGGTTCTTCATTCTTACCGTTTCATTATCAGACTTTTGATTTGGTGACATTAGCTGCAAGTAATCTACTATAACAAAATCTGGTCTATATTGATCAATCTTTCCACGAATAACTGAAGGAGTTACTTCACCACCACTATCATTAGATATGATATGAAATTCTGGACGCCCCTCAACTTTATTCTTATGCCATTTTTTTAGCATATCGATTTCTATCTCACCCTTGCTTAGTTTTCTGTGAGACCAGAGACCTTCGCCCATAATGGCAAATAAACGGTTTCTAACTTCGGTCTCAGACATTTCCAAAGAAATAACCATTGGAGATTTGCCCTGTTTCCATGCCTGAACTGCAAAGTATAAAGCCATCCAAGATTTACCAATACCAGGATAGGCTAAGAATACTCCAAGTTGACCTGGCATAATTCCAGAAGGTAAGTAGTTATCAAATCCTGGTAGGTTAGTTTTAATTCCAACCTGTCCTAGTTCATTTTGTTTTTGAACATTTTCATAGTATGCAACTGCTGATTCTAGATCGGTAGCATCAATATCTCTAATAGATGCAGTATTCTTTTTAAGTTCAGATGTTTTAGTAATTAAAGTTTCAAGGGCTTGTGGGCCATGACCGCCTTGAACTTCGCCTGCTGCATTTTTAATTATATCTTTTAGGCTGTCATTTAAATATTCAACTTGCAATTCTTCAAGATGATGCTTTGTAGCGCCAATACCATCAACTGGTTCAAAATCTCTAAACTTTTCTCTAACTAAATCTACTGGAGGAAGAGACTGATTATTTTCAGAATATAGGCGAATAAAGTTCCAGATATCGCTATGTGTTCTAAGTAGGTTATCTACATTAGCCTGCAACAGAACATGGATTTGCTTGTCCTTTAATACTGCAGTTATTAACTTAGCCTCTGTATTATTCACTTAACCACTTCCTTGCAATATTCCTGCGCTCTAGTCTTTCATTTTTATCTTGCTCTACTTCTAGCTTTCCGTTTAATATCTTTTCTGCATTATAAGCAAAATAATTCCATGTTGGATCTTGTGCAATAGAAAAGTAGTATTCAAGAAGATCGTAACATTCTGACACACCATAAGACTCTACGAGTCCATCTGCTGCCCACTGTTCAACATTAAGATTCATGTTAGACTTTTGCTCATACCTTTGTAGATATAATTTATTAAACCTACTAAGCAAAGCCATTCGGTCTTTGCGTTCAGCCACTACTCTGCTATTTCAGCTTTTGCTTCATTAATCTTATCAGTTAGCTTGTCTTCAACAAACTTGTATACACGCTCAAAAGCTTGGTCTACATTTTCTCCATCACGCTTTGAATCAATGATTCCAAGATCTAAACGTAAAGATTGAAAGTTTCCAAGATTAAGAGTATATCCAAGAGTTACAGATACCTTTGTATTATCATTTTCCATTTTATCCACCCTTTTTTATTGTTATTACAATTGTAGCATAGAAACTAGAATTTAGATATTCTCGCTCCATACTGGAATGTATCGCCCATCTTCTGTCTTTGTATATGTAAGTATACCGTCTCCCATCCTACGTGTCAACTCTTGATTTGTAGGAGTGCTATTATTTGTTATTAATTTATCTTTTCTTGGTTGTCCAATATGTATACTTGCAAGAATAGATCTTATTTCTCTTACATGATCCTCTGAATAGTATGCTCTAATTTTAAATCCACGCTTACCATCAATGCTAGCTCCCATTGGTGGTGGGATAACTCCTCGTTTAATTAAGCTTGGCATATATTTTCTATGACGATTAATTAACTTAGAAGTCTCAGAAACGGTATATGCCCTTTGTCTATTTTTTCTAAAGTCAGTTCTTAAACATGTTTCGATTCTATCTTTAGTAATGTTATAAACAGTAACCATCCCAGTAGAACGAGAGCTATGATGTAGTCTAACTAAGTCCCCGTTTAAAAACCAAATTTTTTGGTTTCCTTTTATTACAGGCTCGTTATTGTATTTTTGGCTCTCAATTTTTCCTTTTGCAGTATCCATCTACCACGCTCACTTTCTGAAGGTGGATGAAAAAAATCTCTTACTCCACACAACACACAAAACATTTCCATGTGATCGATCGTGCTGTATTGTCTATCGACAAACATACGTCCCTTACATTTTTTACAAAAAATCATAAATCACCTTTAGTTAGTT